GAAGTAATACTATTGTAAGATTAGATGACACACTAGGCAATGTAAAAAGTTTGTTAGAAACAAACCCAAATTTAAAGAAAGCAACGATAGATGCTACTGTTCCAGTTCCTACGCCACCAGCAAATAGTGCTTTAAACTTAGGTGATTTAGGTGAATCAACAATTGACCAGTTTGAAGAGGGGCAAAAGATATTAGAAGAACAAGGTTCTGAAGCTTTCATGAGATGGACTAATGAGCAACCTATTCGAAATGCTAATCCCAGAGATGACTTATCAGCTGGTCAGCAAAAAACTCCAGCAGTACCTGAGCAGAAAACTGCTGAAGAGCCACAATATTTCTATTTAGGCTGGGTATTAGAATTAGTTAAATATGCTGTTCATCAAAATTCAAATTCAGAAGCTTTAGATTTCAAATATGAGGATATACCGAATAACACATCTATAGTAAACATATACAACAAGTTTTATAAATCAGTGACAGACAATCAAAATATAGTGTTTGCTGAAACATTGACTAATGTGTTTGAAATACCAGTAGATTACAATCTAGTAGTTGGTGAAGAGGGTTTGTTTACCCCAAGTAATATGTCGATAATAGAATTCATAAGAACAGTAGTAGAAAGCCATGCATTGTCAAATGAAATAAAGTTGGGTATAAAAGTTAAAGATGGAGCTACTCACATATTTGTTGCTAGTGCAACAGTTGATGATATAGAAACTGAAATAGAAAACAACATCAAGTTTGCAGAAACATCTGATAAAGCAATGGTGATAAATTTTGGAACAAATGATTCATTGTGTGAAAATCTCGATCTTACTTCCAAAATGGACTCTTTAGGTTTTGAAATATATAGCTCCCCAATATTAGCTGCCGGTGTTAAAGACATAACAGTTGAAGATTTTATCCGAGAAATTAATAAAGTAGACACTAGATTGGGAGCTAGTGCAAGAAGAATAAGAGATGAAGGTGCAACTGTAGAAGGATATAAAGTCGATGCTTCTTCTATTGCAAACAAATTGATGCAACAAGATTCACAAAATTATATGAGAATTGCAAGAGCATTGAGTAATGAATTTGATTTGACCTGGAACTTGCTAGGGCATTATTTGAAAAGGACGACTATACAAATACATGGGACAGCTGGAATAAATGCATATAACTATGTCGTTGTTAGAGGTGTTATAGAAAGGTTACATGGAATATATAATATCACACAAGTCACTGATCAAATAACACCAACTTCTTATACAACAATTTTAGAAGCAGTACTTAGAAAATCATTTGACGAAAAAGAATGAATAAGTTTATAAAAGTTTGTATAATGTATTATAATTTACAATGTATAACTAGTCTTTAATAAGAAAGGTAAGTAATGAAAAAAAAGAAATACTTTGGTGCTGAAGAAGAACAAGCAGTAAAGGATTATATACATTGTGAAAGTATTGATGAGCGAAACAATTTGTTTACAATTTTAATAAGACCTGCATTTAATGAATTAATTGAAAACATATTTTTCACTTATAATTTTAATACAACATTGGGCTCTCTTGAAGACATAAGAGATGAGCTTATGATACATCTATTTGAAAGGATTGACAAATTTGATGTTACAAGAGAGACTAAAGCATTTTCGTTTTTTGGAACAGTTACTAAGAACTGGCTCATACAGAAATCTAATCAAGCAAAGAAGAGAGTTTCAATAGATGAGGATGAGAAAGTCGACCTCATAAAAACTCTCAGTATAAATGAGTATACTAAGGATGTTAAGAATGAAGAAGACGCTGAATTCATAAACTTTCTTAGAAATTCTCTGTCATCTGCTTATGAGAATAAAACAAATCTAAATGAAGATGACAAATCAGTTCTTTCAATTGTGGTCAACCTCCTTGAAAATTACAATATGTTTAATATTTATAATAAGAAGCAGGTCTATGTATATATAAGAGAAGGTACTGGACTGCAATCGAAAAAGATTACAAGAACTCTTCAAAAAGTTCGAATGTTGTATCAAGCAACAAAAAAAGAGTTCTATGAAACTAGAGATATTTAATGAACAGGCCTCCAAGCTTAGATAATATAGTCACCCCATCCAGACGATTTGTAAAAAAGACCATGGAAGCTGCAGAAGGATGGAAAACTAACAAAGATCAGATATTTATTCTGAGCAGAGCTATAGTTTTAGGGGTGGATCTATCTATTGACAAAGGTGCTGCTTCACCAGTAACCCCTCCTGGAAGTTTATTTGTCAAAGTAATTGGAGAGGATCAATCTAGCAAAAATCCTGTAGCTGACAAAAACAAATGGGCAATACCTCTATTTACATTCCATAATATATCAATACCAGAAATTGGAGAAGAAGTTTGGGTAACTAGAGAGACAGATGTATGGGGTTCTCAACTTTATTGGATAAACAGAGTAACAGATTCTAGTTACATAAATAAAGTATTAGCAAGAGAAGATAGAGCTCTACAGCCTGGCTTGTATAGATATCAATTAAATTTCAGAGTTGAAGACATAGCTGAAGAAGTAACACAAACAAAAGCAGCTGTATTTTCAATTCCATTCAGACCTGGTGATGTTATCCAGCAAGGTAGAAGTGATAGTTTCATAAGGCATTCATTTAACCCCGTCAATCAAGAGGGAGTTTTAGAAAGTGGTATAAAAGAAAGAACAAGATATGAAAGACTCCCTGGAACAACTATCGGAAAAACCAAGACAAAGAATTTACAAGTAGGTAAAGCAAATCTTAGTGATGTCTCTGTAAAAACTATTGAAAATGACAATGGTGATTCAAAAGATAGAAGTTATTTCTACAATGAAGCTGAAGTGTTAGCTAACGTATCAACCTTACCAGATTCATCTGATACATTAGATAGACAAGTTCTCGGTGATAAGCTAAATGAATGGCTAGATACAATGAGCATAAAACTTGCTCAGTTAGTTAATGTAGCTGGTGATGTAATTGCAATTTCAACAACACAACAAACAGTCCCTGCTTTCAAAAGTGTTCAGAAAGTAAGTATTAAGTTAGGGGAAGAAGCAGTAAGTTTTGATGTTGTTGTAGATATACCAGAAACAAAGACAATCATAGATGACATGAGTATTCTTAATGCAAGGAATGCTGCTGGTAATATTGAAACTATAGCACAAGATATCAATAAACTACGTGAAACTATAAATGATCACCTTAGCAATCATCAATACATTAATTGAGAAATTCTAATGGCTAAAACAATAAACTTGAAATTTCCTCTAAGAAAATTTGATAGAGGTTTCTTTATGGCAAATGACACTACATTAGATGCTGTCAAAGAAGACATAAAAGTGTTGCTGCTTACTATGAAAGGTGAAAGAGTAATTAATGTAGATCTTGGTACAAACATTCCAGTATTTGATGGCATATTATTCGAACAAATTGATAGAACTGAAATGAAAGTTATTGTTAGAAATGAAATAACAAGTGCTCTAGAAAAATGGATGCCAAATGTAATATTAAGTGACATAGCAGTTCTAACTAGAGATGAAGATGCTAGTTTGAGCTATTCACAGGTGAGAGTTAGGATGGAATACAAACTTAAAAATGCTGAATCTGCTACAGATTCTGTACAATTTACTATTGGATAGAGAGAGTAAATGGCAACTACATCTTTAAAAGAAGTGCGAAACATAAATTATTTGAGTAAAGACTTTGACTCAATAAAACAAGATCTAATAAATTTCTTACAACAGAATTTCCCAGATGAATGGCAAGACTTCAATGAAGCTTCAGGTGGTATGGCACTCCTTGAAATGATTGCCTATGTTGGAGATTTAATGTCGTTCTATATTGATAGACAAGCAAATGAAACGTTTATCAATAGAGCTGTTGAAAGAAAAAATATAATGGGATTGTCTAAAACCCTTGGAAGGAAACCAAAGTTTGTAACTCCTGCAGTTGTCAATCTATCAGTAAGCTCAGTTATGACGCAAGCAAGTTCTGCTACTTCACTTTTCGTACTAAATAAGGGTACAAGAGTTGTTTCTAATCTAGACTCTAGTGTTTCTTTTGAGATAATAGAAGATGTTGATTTTTCTGTCACAGCTAATAGATCAGTTACATCTGATGGAACATTCACAACAGCTTCTATTTCAAGTGTCTCTGCTGTTGCAGGTAGAACTAGAACATTCAATTACACAGTTGGACAGCCCACTAAGTACTTAAAGATTACATTACCCGATCAAGATATAACAGAGATTGTTTCATTGACTAGCTCAGATGGTAATGAATGGTTTGAAACTGAGTACTTGGCACAGGATACAGTGTTCATTGGTGAAAACAATAACACATCATCCTCAGCAACAGTTCCTTATGTAATGAAGATGAAGAGAGTTCCTAGAAGATTTGTTGTTGAAAGAGAACCGGGTGATCTAACTTCAATTAGATTTGGCTCTGGTAAGTTAACACTAGAAGACTCTGAAGTGGTACCAAACCCAGAAGACTTTGTATTGCCTCCTACGTTAAGAGGTTCAGCATCTAGTTTCTCTCCTACAACTATAAATTCAGCAACGTTCTTGGATACTAAAACTTTGGGCATTGCTCCTGCAGACGTTTCTCTTGATGTGACATATAGATATGGAGGAGGAATAACTACTAATGTTGGTTCTAATTTGCTTACTGAAATTAGAGAAAGAAGTATGACATTTAAAACACCGAATTTTGAAACTCTATATCCTTCTGAAACAGAAACGATCAGAGTTAATTTGTCAACTTCAAATGAAAAACAAGCAACAGGTGGTCATGAAAGAGAAACCAATGAAGAGATGAGTGAGAATGCACTTGCTTTCTTTGGAGCACAAAATAGAGCTGTTACATTACAAGATTATCAGATCATAACAATGAGTATGCCATCTAAATTTGGGACAGTATATAGAACTTATGCTAGAAAAGATCCATCAAACAAATTGGGAGTTGAGATCTTTCTTGCTGCAAAGGATTCAGATGGATACGTTATAGCCCCTCAAGCAGTACTCAAAAATAACATTGAAACATATCTAAGTAGATTCAAATCGTTTTCTGATTCTATAAAACTAACTGATGGAAAGATTGTAAACTTAAAAGTTGATTTCTCTATAGTGCCAGAGCCTAATAGTAATGCTAATGAAGCATTGCTTGAAGCATTCTATATTTTGAAGAGAGAACTTGATAGCCAGAACTCTAACTTTGGTGACATAATAGTTCTATCTGATATTGAAAGTAAGTTACAGAGTGTTGACAAAATCAAAGCAGTATCCTCATTCAATATAACAAATATCAGGAACACAGTTGACGGTAGAACTTATTCAAATGTAGAGTTTAATGTAGAATCAAATACTAGAAACAAAATTATATATCTCCCAGAGGATTGTGTTTGGGAAATAAAATATCTAAACTTCGACATAGTTGGGAGAGCGATATAATGAAACTATCAGAAGCTAAATTAGAAACGTCATCTAAGAAAATTGATTCAATGATCACTCAGTTACGTATGATGGTTAAGAATGAAAGATCTATGCAACAGATGTCAACACAGATTCTTGTAAAGAAAGCAGCGAAGATGTTGGAGCTAGCTGTTGATGAAATAAAGAGCTATGAATAGAGATATCTAATGAAACTTCAAGAATTATTCGACAAACCACTTCCCTGGAAATGGCATGAAAAAAGAAAAGACTTTTGGGATGCTATGTTTGATGTTGATGGAAAAGAAGGATACATTGATTTCAAACAAGAACATCCAGGAGAATGGAGCATAGCTTTCGCAATTGATAGTGATGAAGAAGTATCAGGTGAAGGTGATGAATTTAAAGTGTTTGCAACTGTTATTGATATCATAAAAAACTTTATAAAGATACATAAACCAAAAAGACTTGAGTTTACTGCTAAAGAAAATAGCAGAATCAAGTTGTATAACAAATTTGTGAAAGTTATTGGCAGCAAGCTTGGATATAAAGCAAAAAGGTCAAAATACGGTGATTATATACTAGTGAGAAAATAGATGTTATTGAATGAAGTATTAAACAAACCATATAAATGGAAATTTCATAAGAAGTCAAAACGTGAATGGGGGATTCTATTCAAAACTGATGTGGGAGAGCAATATCATATAGTTTTGTTTTATAGTGCTGATGATGAAGCTTGGATGTTATCTTTCGGAAATGTAAGCGGATATGATGAACCAGAAGGAGTATTAAATACAGGCGACGAGTTCAGAGTATTCGCTACAGTTATTGCTGTAGTGACAGAATTTTTGAAAGAAATCGAGCCAGAGAGATTATATTTCACAGCTAAAGAAAAAAGTAGAAATAAATTGTATAGAAGATTAATTGACAAGTTTGCTAACAAAATGGGATATTATGCAACAAAACAACCAACTGGTGAATTTGAACTAGTGAGAAAATAGATGAGTCAGAAACGAGCATTCGGAAGTCAAGATACAAGTATATTCGAAAGAAGTCTGACATCAAACGTGGGCTTAGCACCAATATTGCAATTAGAGAATCTATTCGATACTGCTAAAGAACGTAAGCAGTTTTCAAGGATTCTAATGAAGTTCAATCTTTCGGCTATTACAGGTGACATAAGTGCAGGAAATCTCCCTGATCCTGCAACTGATTCTACTGTAACAACGTATCTATATGTGTATAATTGCAAACACGGTGATGAGCAAGCTACCTCTTTCAGCGTAAATGTCCATCCATTAACACAAGAATGGACTGAAGGAAATGGGTTAGACTTAGACGATTTAACAGAAACAGGCTATGCAAATGCTGTATCAGCTGATTCAACTAATGCTTGGACAACAACAGGTGGAACATTTGAAGTTGATGCTAACTCTGCAACTCAATCATTTGATCACGGTGAAGAAGACCTTAAGGTAAACATAACAAATCTATTCAACGAATGGTACGCCGGTAATACTGGTAACTTTGGTGTCATTCTCAAAATGACAGATACAGAAGAGATAAAGACTGGCTCAACATCAGCAAACAGTTTGTACTACAAGAAGTTCTACGGTAGAACAACAAATACTAGAAAGAGACCATACATTGCATTAGAATGGGACAACTCAATTAAAGATGATAGAAGTTCTATAGCATTTAACAGCACAGGTTTGTTGTGGTTCTATAATATTATAAATGGCCAGCTCCAGGATTTAAACTCAACAAGTGATTTTCCTGGTAATATTACGTTAAGTGGCTTAACATCATCTACACAAGGATCGGGTACAGCTGACAGTGGTACTTCTATTACAACGAATCTAACAGCTGCTAGACATTCTAAAGGGATATACAAATGTAACATTGGCACCTTGGCTCTAACCGCTAATACGTATACAGCATTCAAGGACAACTGGTTTGTTTCTGCTTCTCCTACAGCAAACTATACATTTGATTTTACAACAACTAATGCTAGTTCTGGATTTGATGAATTTCAAACATCATCTTATAAGATAGTTCTTAGAAATCTAAAGAACGAATATGAAGAAAACTCTAAAACTAGAATATTTGTAAACATAAAAGATGATTCTATCACTTGGGTACCAATGACAGCTGCAACTACAGCAACAAACACATTTACTTGCACTGATGCAACTTTTGAAATAAGAGAAGCTAATACGGATGAAGTTGAAATACCTGCTGAGAATTTGTCATACGATAAAAACGGGAACTTCTTTGTTATCGATACAACAAATCTATATACAGGATTCAAATACTATCCAGTGATTAAACTCAATATACGTGGTGAAACTATATATTTGAGAGATCAGAAGAAAAACTTTGAGATTATATAATGAGTAGAGCTACTCAAAAAGCTTTATCTAAACTAGAAAATGACGGTTATGTATTAGGGAAGAAACTAGGCAAAGGGTTTTTCGGTAGTGTCTTTGAAATTAAAGGAAATGCTAGTAGAGTTCTCAAAATTACTACAGACAAAGAAGAAGCAAAAGCAATGTCTTTAGTTAGAGACAACCCAAGCCCTTATATTGTCAAGGTGCACAAAGCCTGGCGCTATAAATCTATCAAAGGTGTTTACTTCATTGAAATAGACAAATTGAAGAAAATTGATGGTGAGAAAACAGATGAGATAATTGAGCAGAATTTCAACATGGGTACAAATAAGAAAAGAAGTGATATGCATCTTGAACTTACAAGCTACATAAATGGCACAAATTCAAAAGAAAACTTAGTTAAAACAAGAGCAACAATAAAACAGAACATGAGCAAAGATGCATTGAAACTATATGACGACTTGATGAAAGCTGCATTGCATATAAAGAAGATCGGTATACAAGGATGGGATTTACATGGCGGAAACGTTATGAAGAAGGGTAATAGATATGTTGCTATAGATTTAGGCGACAATCCATCAGCAGGTAAGATAACAGACGTTAGAGAGAATATATGCCAGAAGTAGGATATACATTTAATTCGCTGATTGAGTCACTATCAGGAATAGGATCGACTTCATCTAACTATGCTGACTTGGCATTAACAGGAAGCCAAGCAAGAGTTGTTCCAGCAGTAGATTATGGTAGATGGTCTAATCACGTATTCTTTGCTGACGCAATAAGAAAGTTCAGAAATTCATTAAGTAGAATTGAGAACATATATCCAATTGGATTGTCAGGTGGAGATGTCTCTTCGTTATGTGCAGAAAACGTATACAAAGTTGACCAATGGAAAAAAGAATCTTCAGGATTTGATTTGTGGTTACTAGATCAATTAAGTCTAACTAGTTCTATAACAGCTTCATCAACAAACCAATTAGGTGAAACTGTTAATTTAACATACATCATAAGAGATCAAAGCAATACTATAACTGGTTCGCAAACAGCAACTGTAAATTCTATTTCAGCTTCAGCTCATAACTTTGAAGAGCAAAACTACGAAATTGTACCACATAGTGCTGGCTCTGCAAACGATCATTATGCTTGGGCGGGGACTGCAGAGAGTTATGTAACAAGGACACCAAAGTTTAGAAACATGTTACCAGAAGTATTGTTCTATAACGATGAAAACTATCTTCTTGAAAAAACATTACAAGCATTTGCAGATAGTTTGGATGAAATAAAATCGTTTGTTGATCAGATGTCTTATTTGAAGCATACAAGCTATGAAGATCATGATAGAACACCAAACAAGTTCCTTCCTGTTCTGGCAAACCACTTCGGAATAAACCTATACCAATCAGCTGTAAATGCTGCACTGTCATCATTTCTAATGCAGTCTTCAACTGCTGTTACAACACAAGATATAGCTTATAGCATTTGGAACAGAATTGTAAACAACCTTGCTTATATACTTAAGAACAAAGGGACGAGAGAGTGCTTAGAGGCTATCGGAAGGATGTACGGTGTTGATCACAACTTCTTAAAAGTTGATGAGTATACTATCCTTGAGCGAGATAGAAGGATAAAAGTTCCAGAAGAAGTTGATGTCCCTACATTATTCTCTACTGGTGATGTGTATGTTCAAATGCCTACAGGAAGTGTGTCAGCATTAGACTTTGATGGATCAAGAGACTTTACAATAGAAATAAGAGTTTCTGTAACATCTGCTACAGAACATATTCTATTACAACATCCTCTATATCAAATCAAGTTAGATGCATCAGGTCAAGCACATTTTGAAGTAGAAGCCGGAACAACAGCTAGTACAGTGCAATCATCAATATCTTCATTCATCCAGAAGAAAGACAACTTCATCCACGTCATAGCATCTAGAACTGGTGACAACTTGAAGATCTGGACAATGGGACTATCTGGTTCTGGTTCTGGTGGTGATGACATTGTCATGCTAGCCTCTGCAGTGACAACAGGTGTCCAAGCCGTTAATTTCGATTCATCGGGTGGATCTGCTTCTTTTGGAGCTTACTTCCCAGGATCTGGCTCATTCAATGGTTACATTCACGAAGTAAGATCTTGGACAGTGCCTCTTGAAGAAGAGGATTTGAAAGAACATGTAAGAAATTTTGAATCAATATCGTTTATAAACTCAACAGCTTCTAATGGAGCTGGTTATGGAAGTCTATCAGCACATTGGAAACTTAAAGAAGACATTATTCTTACAGGTGGATATAACTACATAATTGATTCTACTACTGCTGGAAATACTGCTAACCCTATCAACTTTGAAAACCAATCTACAAAGAGATACAAAGTATTTACAAATCAACAGAAATTTAGTCATTGGTATCCTTCTGCATTGTTTATAGACAATGATAAAGTAAGACAGTCTACTGATGATGAGAAATTCCTAGATGATCCAGGTGACATATCAATACATCTCACTCCAATAAATGCTGTTAATAGAGATATAAGAAACTGCATACAAGATGTCAATATCAAACATATGTTAGGTGATCCGGAAGCGCTATATGAAGATAGTTATTCCGGAAGTCTACAAAACACTCTTCAAGATGTTACTACTAGATATAACGGCAAAGACATTGCTGAGATCAATACATTTGTAGATGCAATGGACAACTTTAACGATGTCCTTGGTGGCATATTCGAATTCATGGAGCAGTTTATTCCAGCGAAATCTAATATACTATCTAAAGGTTTACTTGTTGAACCACACATATTAGAGAGGCCAAAAATAAGAAGAAAGGAATATGACTTAGTTGAACAACAGGCTGTTTCAGCTAAAATAAATACTCACTACTTAGAATTCGACTCAACAGCTGCTTCAGGAACAACAACAGCATCCTTTGAGGGTTACAAATACAACAATGGTGTGCAAGAATTTATCAAAGATACTATAACCTCTCAAGCAATTGTGCCTCTTTCAAATAAAGATAATGACTCAATAAATGTTCCAAGATTCTCAGCAACAAGAGTTGGAAGATTTATTCCTGTAAAAATATTGCCCTCAACACCTTCAGCAACTGAAGTAAGTATAACGTTGTCAAGAAGACTTATATCACCTACTGCTTCATCGTCAGCCACTAACGGTTATATCGATGGAACTGTAAAAATGCTCAGAGTAGGCAAGTCATTTAAGACTGATCAACCTGCAATAAAGTTTGAATTCCCTAGTTCTTCAGATGGAACAAACTATTTTGTAGCTGAAGTGGGAGATATTGACAACGGTAAGGGTAGAGTTATTAGTGGGAAAGATAATTTATTCACTTCGAAATTAGATGAAGATGACATACAAATCAAACTACAACTCTCTGAATTGGTGAAGTCTGCAACAAGTGATCCGAATACTCTTTCAGGTGAAATTGGTGTTGTAGACTTTGTAGTAACAAACTTATTCAGTAACGCCTCACAAGTTGTCAGACTTGCTATAGGGAATAGAGATGAACTTTACAACGAGTTTGGTGGGCAAGGTGGAACAACAATACAAAGCTAATAGGAGGAATCATGAAATACCCTGCAATAGAATTTAGAAATGGGAAAAATATAACTGATGAAGAAGCACATATTCTCTTTGATAGCATAATGAAATTTAAGCCTACGACAGTATTAGAGATAGGTAGATATACAGGTCTCTCAACTGCTTATATTTGCAAAGCACTTGAAAACTTTGATGAAGAAACAACATTCTTTTCTCTTGATTTTGAGAATGCTGAAAGTGGAAATATAGGAAGGGTGTTAGAAACTAACAAGATCAATAATGTGTTGCTAGAGAACTTCGATTACTATAAAGAACTTAAGGAGCGAGCTAAGAAGATTGTTAAAGAGTCTGATTTCGTATACATTGATGGATGTCATGAAGAAGTACATGACCTTTGGAGAACTATAGAGCCCTCTTTGCCAAATGTTTGTATAGTTATGTTTCATGATGCATTATGTGAAGATTCAGAGACTATGAAAGTTAAGAGTCTTATTACAAAAATTTCAAAGAAATACTCTACTGAGATTATAAAGACTTCAGACAATGAAGAGAGTCCGAATGGCTATTGTATCGTCTTTATAGAGAAAAAGAGTAAAGCAAAACCTAAGAAAGAAAATATTTATATAGAAGAAGATAAGAAACAGGTAAAAATAGTAGATACAAACAAAAGCAAAACCAAAACTACAATAGTAGATAATACTGAAAAGAAATAGGAGAACATATTATGGCGTTTTTGGATTCCTCAACTGCTGTGATAGATGCAGTGCTTACTAGAAAAGGAAGAGAGCTGTTAGCAAGGAATGATGGAAGTTTCAAAGTAACTAGATATGCTTTTGGTGATGATGAAATAAACTATCAGCTATACGATTCCTCTGCTTCTAATCCAGATGCTGACATAACAAATCTACCGGTACTAGAACCAGTATCTAATGAATCTGTTGCACAATTATATAGATTGATTACTTTGCCAAAGGGATCATTGAAAGTTGCAACATTATCGCTAAAGCCAACTAAAGCAACTGTTAATTTTAGTGACACATTTTCTTTTACTGTAGAAACTGAAAACGGTGAAGAATCACAGGGTTGGGGAGCTGTTTCTAGAGACACTGATATAGCAGTTCTTACTGATAGTAGAGCAACCCCTGAGAACAATATTGGCACATTCCGAATATTGACAGGTGTTAATGCTGGTTCGAAATCTGGCTTAGTTTACATTGATGTTACTGGCATAAATACTGGAGCTCGCAATACTGTTGAATTGACAGTGTCAGCTTCAGGAACATAAGGAGATAGTAAATGAGTTTAGTAAACTTTGACCAAGATCGTGATATTGCTCAAGAAGATGTTGAGACTAAAACAACTTATGAAATTACATCTTTGACAGCTGCACAAAATAAAAACATCAACTCATTTGTTGCTGAATCTACCAGTACAGGGTATCTAAATAATGCTCAAGGGACTGCCACTACTATTCCACTTAGCAGTGCATTCAGACATATAGCTAATTACTATTTCTCTTCTACAGCTGGTACAAATATACCTATTGCAAATGACAACACTTCATTCACTAGTTTACTTAGAGCTATCACCATAGGAAGAACTACTATGGATGACAATGTTGTCTCAGGTACTGTTACTGCTATTTTTGCTTTCGGAACAACAGCGAACAACACATACATTGATCAACCTGAAACTACAATCACAGGTAGTGTTGGAAGAAAGGGTTCGTTAGTATCTCAAGGAAATACTTCTAACGTTGTTGGAACTGTATTTTATGAGTCTGGAATGCTTGTATTCCACGGTGGAACAGGTTGGCCTCATTTCTTAATCACATCTGCTTCAGGTATGACTTTTGGAGCTGCTTCTGCTGGATATGTTGTATGCACACAACTATCTTGGAAATCAATGAGTATACTAAAGAGAACAAATTTCTTCTGTAGAGCATTCAACAAAGAATTCAATTACACTAATAACCCAACAGGCATTTCTAATTCTACTTTGGGAACAATAACTAGCTCATTAACAGCCAATCCAAGAACATATATAACATCTGTAGGACTTTATAGTGATGATGGTGACTTGCTAGCTATTTCTAAAGTATCTCCTCCTGTTGAAAAAGATTTTACTAAAGAGAAAATTTTCTCAGTCCAATTACAGTATTGACCCTACAAGTGATAAATTGAAACTCCAGCAAGTACTAGAAGAACGTGTACATTCTAAAATCAAAACTAAGAAATTTGGAAAATTAAGTGTAGGTGATTTAATTCACATCAATAGAATTGCAATGAAAGCTATTGGAGTGCGAAAAGCTGGTCTTTAGAAAATTGTTAGAATAATAGACTCAGGTAGCAAACCGAGTAAAGAATTTCCATCAAAGACAATTATTAAAATTGACAACAATGGGATTCCAGCACCAGTAGACCCCACTAACATTGCTAAAGTTGAGAACAACAAAACAAAGAAAAAAGGCAGAATAAGAAGCTTCTTTAGTAGAAAAGGAAGATAAATGTTCAAAGCATTTGATGAAATAGAAATAGTACCTATACAGTTTCCAGATAAACGCACTATAAGTGTATCAACAGCTAGTCCATCAGCTACCAATATACATTTCTTTACTGGTATTAGATCATTAGGCAAGATCAAATTATTTGATGTTTCAACTCCATCTTCTTTTGGTTTGACTAAAACAAGAGAGTTGAAATATCAGTTTTTATTTGACAAAACAACTGTGCCTGGATCTTCTACTACAGCTGAAAGAAGTGCTGGTATATTTTTGTCAAATCCCGACATGTACTACAAGAGCTCATCAAATAGCGCTTCATTAGCAGGGCACCAAGCTCTATTCAATTATACTCAAGGCTATCTATATAGAAATGATCTAGGATTTACAGGCGGTGTTACTAGTTTAAGAAGTGCTAGTACTGCAGCTGATATTTCTGTTGTTCGTGTTATAACAATTAGAAGAGATATGTTTAATTCTACAATTGATCAGAACTCAGTTAGAATTGAAATGAATCTTTCTAATACTTCATCAACTGGAATTGCTACTGGAGCTTCTACAGGTTTAACAACTGCACTAGATTTGAAGAATCCATATGGTGGTAAAATTGGTATGTCTGAAAATTCGTTCTTTGGTTCACCTTGGGGCTCTTTGACTTCGGGAGCAAGTGGTAGTATTGATACATGCACTACAGCTTTGACTATAGAAGCAATCATAAGGCCTTATGATCCTAACTCTGTTGTATTATGGAAAAGACTAGCATCTTCTGCCTGGGCTGGTTCTACAAGAGAAACTCAAGATGCATTCATAAAATTAGAATTAACAAAGAGCTCGAATAATGCACAAAATGCATTTAGGTTGTATATAAGATCTGTATCAGCTAACGGAGAATTTACTGAATCATTTGCACAGAATGATGTTCAAGCTTCTGGTTTATTTGTGCCAGGTGATGTTGGAGTAAATTTGTTCGATGGTAAATTTCACCACATAGTTACTACTTGGGGAACAGAAGGGATAGACGGCTCAACAACTGTGGAATCAGGTGCTGGTGCAGTTTTCGGTTACATAGATGGATTTAAACTTTTGAATAGAGAAGAAACAGATCCTAGACTTGGTGGAGCTGATTCTGCTGGAGGGCCTACTGTACAATCAAACATGTTTGAGCAAAGGTTTCCAATAAGAAGAAGTCCAATTACTCATAACGATCCAGAGGATGGTGCTACAGCAGCAGGAAATAATCTATACATTGGAGTTTCTAATTTCAATAGAGCACTTAATGACACAGTTGGTGATAAACCAGATGGGCTAGCTGCTTCCGGTGATGATAAACTACAAGGTGGTTATGATGGTCAAATAGAACATGTAAGGATGTGGAATGTTAGATTTGATGATGGAACAACTGGAGTTAAAGATAGTCATTCGCAGAAAGTTACAGAAAGTAGTACAGCGGGAATAAGTTTCAACAACTTTAGAGATGCATCACTAACTGCAGGTGAAAATATTTCTGCTAATCTAGTTGCTTGGTGGAACTTTAATGAATTAAATACACTAACTGCTGATGATGGATCGACATTCTCAAATACTGGAGAAATTGTCGGTAGAGGAAGTATAAACCTATATGACATAAAAGACATTGCTATAACAGCAGAGAGTGCAGAAACTGATAGTTCAATTTCTAGTGTCACAAGAACATTTCAGTATATAGATATACCAGAAAACAAAGTTATTAACAATGAATACAGTCAAGGCAGAATAGTAAGAAGATCTTTTGACGGATCACAACATAGAGTTGGTATTGTATATTATGAGCTAGGAGTTATAGTTTTAGATTCAGATGATGCTAATGCTAAGCTCAATTTCCTATGGCCATCATCGGGTACGACTGGTGATTTTGGATTTTCAGTAACAGCAATAAACAATTCAGCTCTTAACATTGAAAGGTGTGTTTTCAATTCAGTTGATAACAGAGGAAGACTTATGCTTAATGCCCATGCAGGAGGCAATGAATTCAACTACACTGAAAACCCAACTGGTGTTAATCCAGAAACAGGTGATCATATGTTAGATGATCCTGCAGGGTATATAACCACAGTTGGACTATATAATAACGAAGGTGATCTATTAGCTGTTTCAAAACTCTCAGTACCAGTTAGGAAAGATGAAACAAGAGAGCTTATTGTACAAACTAAGATGGATTTCTAACATGATAACTACACCAGAGCTACCAGTAAAAGTAAATAGAGATATACAGAGTGCTTATGTAGAAATAGAGAACAGGGATGTAGTGTATTCAAATTTTGAGTCATCAAAACTGAAGACATTTACAACTGCAGATACAATGTATAACACTGTTTTCAGCACTACAGCTAGCATAACTGGTACGAATTCTGCATACTACAATTCAACTAGACAAATGCTATACAATTTTAAGCTAGAAAATACCTTTACAGCTCTAACTGGTGACATTGGAATCTTTACACTTAAGAAGAGATACTTTGATTGTAAGATAAAACGGGGCTCATTTACAGCTACTGTAACAGGTGCTCATGCAGATGACTATTATGATTCTGGGTCTGGAGAGTTTAAGAGAAAAGGTGGAGGAAACATAACAGTTGGAGCATTTATGGAAGATCTCGGTATGGCAGTTGTCACTTCAACTTCATCTTCATTGACCAGTATAGTACAATCAGTAACTTCAATTAGATATCAAGCTGTTGTAGAGCATACTGAGCTAAGTGTCTTTTGTAAATGTAAGCCAGATGAATTGAACTTCTCTTTGAATCCATCTAGTCTGAACCTTACAACTTTGAATTATTCATATACAACTGGTCCTTTGACATCATCTACTTGTGCATCAGAATATAGTCCGGTCTTAGTTTCAAGTGGGATAAATTGGCAACCACATGTAACAAGCGTTGGATTATATAATGATAGTAATGAGTTGTTAGCAATTGCAAAATTGTCTAAACCTTTGAAGAAGAGTACAGACTTACCAATGACAATACGTTTACAAATAGATTTGTGAGATATCTAATGAAGCTTAGAGATGTACTAAAAGAATCATATAAGAAATATTGGATAAATGACAAAGGGAAATTAATAACTGTACCTTCATCTTTAGATCATGATGAAGTGTTACATAAGTTTCTTGAAAAAAGTTTTTTTGGAAATAAAGATCCTGAAAGTACAGCTTCCCTGCGAAGAGCTTGGAATGAAGTTATAGATAAAAGAGGTTGGGTGAGAATGACAATTGCAAGATATAAAGATGATTTTGGATATGAAGCTTCTATTGAATATGATCCAAAAGCTATAACAAGTGGTGCTGTTAAGTCTTTAAAAAATGTAATACAAAATCGTGACATAAAGATTGTATATACTGAATTTGGCATGAAAAATACTAAACTAACAAGCAAGAAATTTCTTAATACATTATAATAAGTCTAGGAAAAACAATATGGCTTTTAAGTTTATAGAGAGCTCAAGTACAGGCTTTCATCAAACTCTATTCAATAGAACTATAGAAGATCCAGAAACGATTGATCTAACTTCTGATACTCCAGGACCATTGTCGTATCAATCTATACCATTTGATGGTATAGACGACTCAATAACATTTACAAACTATATTGATGTGGGTTCTATTGGTGTTTCAGGCGCATCAGCTACAAATGTTGCAATAGATGCATGGATAAAACACGATACAGCAACTGGTGTTGCAAGAGCAACGTTCTTTGACATGGTTATAGCTAGAGATATTAGTGCAAATACATCAGGGTATGATGGTGACTATATTGTAAGTACAATTTTAACAGGTGGGAATGAGTACATAGAATTTAGAATGTCTCATGATCAAGTAGCAGAATATGTTTTGACATCAAGCACTCAAATAACTACAACTGCTTGGCATCATATATATTGTGATTTCGCTTCAGGTTCACAAACTATGAGAATATTCATTGATCGAGTTCTAGATAGTTCAAGTACTTTAACAGAAGTTGTAACAGGAAGTCCACTTGGAGAAAGAGGAATAAACTTTGGTGGAAGACTTGATGAGATGAGGATGTGGATTGCAACTGGCTCGGCTTCTTCTATCGGACAAATTGGAGCAGTTTCAGGAATAGGAAGCTCTCCAGAAGATCTCAACCCTCCATTAAATGACTTTCAACCAACTGCTGATACACTTGCTGCTTGGTGGAGATTTGAATCAGTATCAGCTGTGCAGTTGTTCTCTGCAATTGCAGGATCAATATTAGATAGTAGCACAAATGGTGTCACTGGAACTCCATCGGGATTTACTGGATCAGATAATGTTTCATCAGAACTAACAATCATTGATGGTATATCTGCTTCAGGTGATTTGAGAAGCTTGGAAGGTGGGAGTCTAGATCACGGAGCATTGATTGCTATTGATCCTACTGATAACACTCTTCTTTTAGAAAATGGTTCAGAAAACTTAATTGATGAATCCTTTGATGCATGGACAGCATCTGGAGTTGGGGTTGTAATTGCAGCTGATAACAATAATATTTTCTATGGATCATCGGGAGTTAAGATTAACACAGCTTCAAATGGACAAGGTGCATACCAAGACATATCGAATTCAGCATTGCTATTCAACAATAACACTTACACAATGAGTCTTAGATATAGGTCTGTTTCAGGATCTACATCAGCTAGATTTAATTTCATCTTAGGTGATAGCACTGCTACTGTAACAGGCATGACTGATACAACTAATTGGAAACCTATTATAGTAAGAAACACACTTACCGGAACAGCAACAGGTAGAGTTGAAATCATACAGCTTGATGCAGGTGGTGGCGCAGGTGCTCTATTTCATATAGATGGCTTACAAGTCATTGAAGGTGATTATCCTTCTGCATTCATAGCACATAGTAGAATAAGAAAGTCCGGACAATTATTTTGGCCTGTTTTAGATTGAGAGAGAGAATGAAACTAATTGAAGCAATTGAAAAGAATTTTGTTGATAAGATTCTTCCATATGCAAACAAAAAACGAGATGCCGAACTTCATTTTGTAATAACACCAAGTGGGAAAGTAGACGATATGTTTTATGAAATGCAACCACATATGGAGATTATTGAAACTTATGCTCAGCAAATAGTAAAGAAAATGAATGATAGAGAAAAAACTAATCTTATAAAATACATCAAATCGAAAGACCAATTTTATGAAGATGGTGATGAAGAAGCAGATGATGGTTATATGAATCAAGATACAGCTCGTAATATTATGAATTATGTAGGATGGGCTACATTTAGTGTGTTCGTCAATCCAAATATGAAGCGCATATCAGGTGGAATACAATCTGATAGGAAAAGAATTAAACAAAGCACAATAAAAACAATTATGAAATCAGCAAAAGAGTTAGATAGTATTCTTACAGATTGGGATATTGACATACGAATAGATTGGGATGCGTAATGGAAAGCACAAACTTTATAGTAGAAAATAAATTAAGATTTGCTGGAAACACTGGCTATTTCAATGAGCAACCACTGTTTGTTTTAAGTAACAATGAGTCATTGACTGGTAATAACTTTCTAGCTTTAGTGAGAACTAGAAGCACAACAACAGAAGCAGTCTCTGGACAGTTATCGTTGTTCTATGGTTCAACAGCCGGCTTGGTTTCTGCTACTGGATCAAATCCAATATATCCACTATCAGTAACAGCAGATGATAATTCAAGTACAGCAACTCAAAATCAATATATAATAAGCACAGCAATGACTGATGGTGATAGACTTGACGTCATCATAAAAGACAGTGAAGTATTCTTCGGTGATATGACTATCACCGCCCTAACTAAGATGAGTGAGAGTTTGAACTTCATCGGAACAGGAATGAGACCAGGACCTGAAGCCACTCCACCCAATGGTGTTACTGGAAAAAGCCAAGTATTGTTATACACCTACAATAGAGAAGAACTCGGATCACAATTGACAGGAGTTGAAGATCGTTCAAATAATTCTATTTCAGCAGATGTTAAAGGCACATCATCTGGTGATGGAACTAGTGCCACAATAACAGGCTGGACTTATGGACCTGTAGAAGGTGGATTCAGACTAAATGGAGAAAGCTGGATAGAAAGTTTAAGCAGCCATCACTTCAATGCTAATACAGCTGATGGCTTATCTGTAATGATGCATGTTAAACTATCTAACACAGGAAATACAAATATATTTACAATTGGATCGAGTGCTACAGAAGTAATGACTCTAAAAGAAAATGGTGGTGTCCTCGAACTTACTATCGGAGCTAGCTCAGTTACAGCTGCTAATCTAGAAGTAGGAAGATGGTACCATATAGCAAGTGTGTGTCACAATACTACTGCTAGCAATTCAGGGTCATGGGTTTATGTAAATGGAAACAGTGCCTCCTTTAGTGCAAACATGCGAGCCTTACCAGTGGTGAATTCAGACACAAGGCTAGTGATTGGTAGAGAATTAAGCTTATCTACTTCAAGCCTGACTGGAGTTGTTGGATTGACTAGAGTTTTCAACAGACCGTTATCAGCGACTGAGATTATGTTGAATTATCTAGCAACGATTCCATCAATGGCAGTACATGATAGTTTAAAGATCGGTTAGAATATATTACTATATAGAGATCGTTATCAATAAGCTTATAAACAAAACAAAAGGGTTTTTAAAATTGGACATTATAAAAGATGTAAACGAATATGACGTTTTAACAGAACTACAATCATCTAGCACTAATACTGCTTTTGTTTCTATCAAATCAGATAATAAGCTAGAAAGAATAATATGCTTTGGAATCTTATTTGATAATACTACTTATCTAATAAAGATTCTAAATACTAAATACTTCTTTGAAACTTTATTTTCAATCATAGAAAGCAAGAAAATAAAGATCTATGTTAATGACCTGAAATATTTTTTCAAGGTATTGTTTAACAATGAAGTAAGCAAGGGACTTGCATATACTGCTACGTATAAACTCCACGATATAAGACTATATCTATACAATCTATTCAATAGGTATATCGAAATATATGATGAAGGCGTAGTAAACTATGCAAATCTAGAAAAAGTACAAAACATAGAATCAGATTATAGAAAAATCTATTCTGACTGTTTTTTCTTTCCACATCAGGTGCTAGGAAAACAAAGACTACGCCTGCTAGTAGCAACTGAATTACAAACAATAGAAAAACTAAGTTCATTTTTACCTTCAGTCAATAACGAATATTTCAATTTGCTTCATATTGCTTCTTTTTACTACGCAATAATAGAACAAACAGGCTTCAAGTTAACAAACTTGTTTGACACCTATTCAGAGAAAATTGAAAACAAATTCATTGATATTGACTACAAAAAATACAAAGCATTTATAAATTATGATTTTGATCATACTAGTACAGGAAGACTGTCTTCTAGATTCCATAATTTCCAGAAGAGTGAATATGGAGATGCGATAGTTCCAAGATATAATGATGGTTGTTTCCTCAAGTTTGACTGGAACTGCTTTGAATTGAAAGTGTTATTCTCTTATTTTGGAATAAAATGTATAGACTCTGATATATACACTTTAATAGACAATTCAATAGCAACTAATAAAAATAGAAACTACGTAAAAAACACAATAATAAAGTGGATGTATGGATCAGAACAATATGATAGTGGTGTTATTGATTTGCTAAAGAAGTGGTATAAGATAGGAAATGAAGTTGAAGATTTCAGAAGTGAATGTGTTAGAGAGTTGAAATGCGATACTAAAAAAGGTAAGGTGATTAAATACAAAACACAAGAAGAAGCTAGAAACAAATCAGTGAACAACATGTTTCAGAATTTATCTACAGTGCAATGCTTATATACTGTATGTGACATGATGAATGGCTTAATTGTAAAAACAAAATCAGCTGTTGTAGCAACTGTCTATGATGAAATAATTATTGATGTTGCTCCAGGTGAAGTTGATATTGTGAAAAACATAGCAATTGAAGCAATGAGAAAAAATTATTTGAATGATGTAGATGTGAACTTTGATTGTGCAGTTGAAATAGGAAAAAATTTAAAGGAGTTTAAACATGGAGGATACTAACTTTGCAATAAACAAAGAGAAGACAGTAGATGATTTTAGAGATTATATAAAGCAATACACAGATGAAGAGGAAGAGAAATTTGAACCGAAGAATGCAAAAGAGGTTGCATATTCAACATTGAATATATTGAGAAAGATACAGAACATCTACTCTTGGGTCATCAATAATTCTGCTATTGACATGAGAAGAAACTTTATACACAACGACAAGTTGTTTAAGAAAACTGTCAATTTGCTTAAGAGCCATGTTCAAAACAAAATTCGTACTACTTCAGATGGAAGAGTTTATTTGAAGGTTGGTGACTTAGTTACATTTAGTGGTGATAAAGACGAATATGATGATTGGGTTGTTAGCAACAAGAGCAATCAAATAAGATTGATAAGAAATATTGTTGATGAGTTGAATTTAGTATTACAGGGTAAGAAAGATGATGATGAGAATAAGTCAGTTTTGAATGATAAGCAATTTATTGAAAATGTAGAACTATCTGATAGTGAAGTTGTTGATTATGTTATTGATAGCGTAATCAAAGATGGAGAATTTGTAAAAGAAGATTTAGATAAACTAAAAACTTTCGGTTTTTCAGAAGATGTTGTAGAACAAATTTGGGATAGAATAACAGAAACTGTAGATGAAACTAATGACTCGGAGAAAGAAATTGAGAAAACTGAAAGTTGAAGAGATAGCTTTAAACATAAGTAAAAATAGCTTTGCTTACAAGAAAGCTATGGAAGGAAAACTAAAGTATGTTGGGAATGGTTGTTTCATAAATAAGAGTGGTGAGTTTGCTGCACTAGCTATTTTAGAAGGCTCTGCTCTGTTTATGTTGCAAGAAGCAAAAACGAAAGCTGTTGCCAAGAAGACAAAAAAGCAAGACAAACTCTTGAAAGGCCCTGAAACAAAAGCAGGAACTGAAAGATTCTATTTTGTTGACAAGAGTAATGACTTGCATTTAGTGACAAAAGGATATGGCACAAAACAGGGCTGGGGTACTGCTTCACAAAATGATGTACAAAGTAAGAAGCCTGCTGAAGGTGGTGGAGCAAGTGAAGAAAAACCCGAGGAAACCCAGACTACATTCAATGATGAACAATTGTCTAGACTTACATCTATGGCAAATAGCAAACTTGTTAGTCCACAAAAGAAAGCAATGGTGAAATTAGCATTATTGGGTAGTGGTGCTGATGTAGAGTTTTCAAAGGAAGACCTTAAGGCAGCTAATTCATTAGTGATATCAGCAACTCCAGTTTCAGGTAGACTATATACGAGTGCTGATAATCTGTCTAAATCAGGAGCATTCAAAGTTGATGAAGTGCCGGGTATGTCGCCAGTTGAATTTAAGAACACAGTGTTAGATAACATAGAAACGCTTAAAGAGAAAATACCCAATTTCAAACCGAACTTCAAAACAAAAGGGGGAGTAACTTCTGATATTGGATACAAGAGCATATCATTTAAGCCGCAAAACTTATTAGGAAACATGGACACCTCTAAAGCATCAGATGTGTTACCTCCTGCTACTATGGAATATTTGGCAAGGTTAAGTGGTTCAACTGTTGACAAAGTCAAAGACATTGAATTGTTTGATGGTAAACTTGATAGAGATAGACCAGAGACGTTCATAAATGCAATTGACGAGTATGTAACTTCAGCAGCTGAAAAAGTCAATGATAGTGGAGAAGATGTAACAAAGAAATATATGAAAAATTATACAAATGCAATTGCAAAAGTGACAAGATCTAAAATGAGTCCAGAAGACAAAATGAAGCAATTAAGGAGAGTTATGCCGGCTGCTTTTGTCGATGCGTATGAATCTGCTAGCGAAGTCGCCCCGGAAGAAGCTGCTAGTTTCTTAGCAGACTGGGGAGAGATCGGATCAACTATGGAGATGCTAGCAAGAGGTGAAGAGATATATGTCCCAAAAACTGGAAATTTTCAACTTGCTGATTTGTTAAGAGTTGATAAGGATGCTATGAAGTTACATGCAATTTCAATAAAGTCAAAATATCCAGGCTCAAGTGAGGGTGCAGCTAGTTCTGCTAAAGCTTATATGGAATTACTTGAAGAGAGATATAAAGACAACAAAGAATTGAGAACTCAATTTAATGATGCACTACAGTTATACGCATCAAAACTATCAAATGTAGATCAAAGTGAAATGTCACCTAGTATGAGAAAGAAAGTAAGTGCTATAGAGGGTGTAGACAACATGGGGAGTTTAGATGAAGCGCAATCACTAGTTGATAAAATGTTTGATGAGGAGCAAGCAAAGAAAACTAAAGCTAAGATAGATAGAGCTCTTAAGAAATTGTATTCTAAAAACAAAGGATTAGATAAAGATTTCTCTGCTGTGGCCCCGTTTGTTAGAGAGATTATGTTTAGAGATTTAATGATAAATTCAACTAATGATATAATGAAAAAGACTGATGTTGAAATACCTGTTGAGTATTTCTTAGTCAATATTGATAAAAATGGGATTAGCTTTAATGCAGAAGGTAAACCTAAAACAAATCAAATGAGAGCAGAAGAAAAATATGCTGTAGTGCCAAAGATAGAGGGCAACAGAGTTGTTGATGCAAAATGTGATCAAGGTTACCCAGGATTAAGACCAAATTTTCAAAAATAGTTTAAAGTAGTATTGATTTTTGCTTATAATCTAATAAGTAATAATGTTAATATAAAAGGAGAAGTTATATGAGAAATACAGTTCTTTTAGCAACATTTGTTAACCATAGGAGAAAAGTTAGTTCAATATTAAAGCTTATAGCTGCAAATTTTGAAGTGATAAATAATAAAGTCTTTCTATTGAAAGATGCAGATAAAGAAAACGATTATATTCTAACATTCAATGTCATAAAGAAGGATGTTGCTTTTTCTGATGTGATTAGAAATACTATATCATTACATAGGAAACGAGAAACTAACACTTTATATACATTGAATGCATTGAATGAATTAGTTTGTGTTCAAAATGGGTCTTTAGATCACACATTTACAGTTGACTGGGAAGGCTATGAAAATTGCATACTTCTTACAAAGTATGTGGTTGAGGGGAGCGAAGATGTTGAGTTAAGGAAAATCAATACTACTTTAGAAAAAGTAATTGAATTAAGGAAATAAAAAAAATATGAAAGTTAATAGTAATAGATTCGATGATGTTTTAGCTTCTATAATTCTTTTAGCTGAAGATACTGAAGTTGAACAGACTAGAGCTTCAATAAATAATATTCTACAACAGATACATGAAAATTTTGAGTTGATTGTATGTGCTTCTTTTGATTTCACTGAGTTGAAAGAAAAGTATAAGAACAACTGGAAGATCAGTTTCAAGCAATCAGAGCAAGGTGTGTCTTATATAAATGACGTTGTTAAAAAAGCAAAAGGTGAATTCATTTTCTATAAGACTGTTACTAATGTCTTGTGGTTTCCTAGACATATACAAGCACATATTAAAGAACTCAAGCAAAAGAAGAAATGCAAATGGTCACTTAGTCATATAGAATATAGGGACGTTGATAATCCAGATCATCCCTTAAACACTATTGGATTTAGGATCGAGAATCCGCCACCACTTGAGAAAATAATTGTTGATGAATTGTGTCATCATAGAAGTATAACAGTTGATTGGGAGTCTTGTATAGTTGAGAAAGATGGGCAAAAACTTTTCGAACCCTCAGGAATAATAAAGAAATGGACTGAGGATAATGTAGTTGGAGTAATGCCTGAAGAAATAACGATAGCACAGTGGATTAAGTTTGGTGGTGAACAAGAAGATAGCCAAACACCTGAGGGTGTAGAGAAGCAAATTGGAAGACCTGCTAATGCTGAATTGAAAGAAGAGAACAAGCTGGTTGATGGAAATATTGAAGTTGTAAGATCAATTCCAACTGTTATGGGTAATGCTTTTCTAGATGAAGAGTATAATAATAATATAAGAAACATCATAAGCACTACAGAAGGCGTTAACTCAATTGGTTTGAAAAGAACAATTGGAATGGGTGATGTCGTTCTATGTGAGCCAATTATAAAGAAACTCAAACAAAAATATCCTGAAGCAGAGCTAACATTCTTCACTGCAAAACCAGACGTAGTAAAATACTTCAAAAATGAGCCCAACGAGGTAGTGAAGATTGATGAAAATGCTTTGCTTCAGGATGGTTTAGCAGATTCTGATTGTCAAGTGAAGTTCGATTTAGATTTAGCATATGAATCTAGAATTGATACTCCATTCATTGATGCTTATGCTTCAGCTTGTGGTGTAGAATTCGATGATTGGAAAGACAAGATTCCACAGTTTGCTAAGATGGTGGATGACTATAGTGCCTACCTTCCAAAAGAACCGTATGTTGTAGTAGTTGGTGATGGATCAGGTTGGATGGGAAAGACTTGGCAAAAGGAGAGTTATGCTAAAGTTATTGAGTATTTAAAGGAGATGAACTATGCAGTAGTTGAACCTGGATATGACGTAACAGCCGTTGATGCAAAATACCATAAATGTAGTTTAGACAATATGGTTGCATTAATACAGAACTGTGCATTTTATATTGGGACAGACAATGGACCGATGCATATAGCAAGTGCGCTTAATATCCCCAGGATTCTGATTGCTGGTGCTGCATTGCCATATATATCTAATCCAAATAGAGAAAATGTATTCTATGTTCAAGATAACTCACTTGAGTGCTTGGGTTGCAAGCACAAATCATTTTTCTTAAGAAACGGAAACTCTATAACGTTTGTTCCTACGTGTGTAAATGAAAATCAAGGTATTTGCATGTCAGCTATAGGAGCCGAACATGTTATCAAAGCAATTGAGAAGTTTACGTCTAAGCCGAATTCTATTATTTCTGGCAAGCCCACTAGTTTTTACTTTAATATTCCTGGGTATTCGTATTATAGGGAAGAAGAGATGGATCTCATTCAAAGAGAAATTCCTGAAGATCATCCAGATCAAACAGATGAATTGCACAAAGAATATTCCGAAAGATGGGAACAGGTCTTTAACGATTACTCGATTCCCTTTGTAGATACTGTTTATGAAGAAATGGAGAAGAAACTTGGTGGAATGCAGAGTGGTTTAACATTTCTTGATGTTGGATGTAGTATCGGATTGGTAGTTAAAGCAGCGCTACAAAAAGGGTTTCATGCTTATGGTATCGATATTAATGAGAAATCTATCGATAAAGGTATAGAACTATTTGATGATCTGATCGAGAATCATGATACCACTGATGACAACAAGCTAATGCTACCGCGATTAGTAAAAGGAGATTTTGCTGAGCGATATAAAGATGATGCAAATAGATTTGATATACTAGCTTGTAACCAAACTTTAGAACATATTTCTAATCCTGTAGAATTTCTAAATGTTTGTAAAAAAGTTTTGAATAACAACGGCCTACTCTTCATCGACTGCCCTTCATTCGACGAAGAAGATGCTAGAAACAAATGGCATAGATGGCAGACAATGGGAAAGGGAGAATATACTTGGATTCCTACGAATAAGTCATTTGATTATCTGATGCTAGAAACTGGATTTGAATATGAGCATCTTCAAGATACAGGGAAAGGCATTTTTGTTAAAGCATGGAAAAAATAAACTTATACTATAACTGTTTAAAGCAATACTAAATGTGCTTATAACTAGATAAGGAAGTTGCATTATGATTAGAATAACTAAAGAGGTACTTGAATCAGGTGATGTTATCTTTGACAGGGAATGGAAGATGTTCAAAAAGAAAACTACTACTAAAGCTTGTAGAATGTATGAGTCCTTTGAAGTAGAAACAGCAGAGGGCATAATGAAATGTGAAGATGGTTATCTTGCAATTGATGCAAGGGGCTTCCCTTATCCTATAGCTAAAGATGAGTTTGATCTAATATATGAGGAGGTTTCATAATGGAGACAGTGGGTAGTATATTTGACAAGTTAAGCATTCTAGAAAAACGAATGCGTAGCATCAATGAAAAGATAAATAATCTAAATCTAGATCTTGAACTTAAATCAAATGTTAGTATTAACAATCTAGATAAAACACTTGTGCAATTGAATAACCAAAGAGGTTGGTTGATAAGAGAGCTTGGTAGAATAATTGTTTCAATAGGAAATAAAGAAAGACCAGCAATATTTAAGAAGCATAAAGTATATGACAAAGATGTTAAAGAAGATCGCACTTCTGATTTGCTTAGTTTGATTT